GTTGGTCTCTAATTTGCCCGAAAACAGGAAATTTTTGCCGGGTGGTGATAATAGATGAGAGGTAGACCGAGAAAACCTACAGCGCAGAAAATTTTAGAGGGGAAACCTGGGCATCGGCCACTGCCAGAGAATGAACCTATGCCGGATCCCGTTAATCTTTTGCCTCATGCTCCAAAGGGGTTGAGATCGGAGTCGAGAAAATTTTGGCGGGAGGCTGGCGCCGACTTAATGCGATGTAAAACATTGAGCCGATTGGATGTTTTTGCGCTGGAGGAAATGGCCCGTATACATAGCATCAGGCAGGACTATATAGAATTAGCTGCTCAGCAGCGTAAAAAGAGTGGGGTAGAAGCTAACCCTAAGGCGATTCAACGGGAGATCAGATACTGCAATCATGAAATACTATTGTATATGCGGGAGTTTGGAATGACTCCGGCGTCCCGGGCGCGAGTACAGATGGTCAAAGGGGAGATTGAGGGGGATGAAATGGAGAAGCTGCTGGCGGAGAATAACAAGAAAGTGATTTCTATCGCGGGGTGAATGAATGTTTTGTCCGGAGTTGGCGGATCGGTATGTGAGATTCATTGAGCTTTTGAAATTATCGAGGGCGGAGTGGCGGGGTAAGCGAATGATTCTCCAACCGTGGCAGAAGGATCAATTGATTCGGCCATTGTTTGGGACTCTACGGGAGGATGGACTGAGGCAATATCGGGAATGCTATATTGAGTTGCCACGGAAGAACACGAAGTCCGAGACGGTGGCGGCTCTTGGGGTAGCAGTGTTGTTTTTGGATCAGGAACCGGCGGCGGAGAATTATATCGCGGCGACAACGCGAGAGCAGACTCGACATGTTTTTCTTGCGGCAAAATACATGATTCAATCTAATCCATCTCTTGCGAGTAAGTGCAAGATTATTGATTCTCAGAAGCGGATTATTCACGAACCAAGCGGGTCCTTCCTTCAGGGGATATCGGCGGACGAGGGAGGCCGGTGGGGCGACCATACCCATACGATTATCTGTGATGAGTTTCATGCGTGGAGGAATGAGGAATATTTCAATGCGATGAGAAGTTCTCAAGGTGCGAGGCGTCAACCGCTGTTGTTGATCATAACGACGGCGGGGTATGATCGGCATTCGTTGTGTTGGAAATATCATCAGAAAGCCGAATTGGCGCTGCAACACCCGGAGGACTTCCTGGATTTCCTTCCAGTTATTTATGGCCTTAAGGATAAAGAGGATTGGAAGGATGAATCGGTTTGGCATCGGGTGAATCCCATGTTGGGCATTTCGGTTAAGTTAGAGTTCCTCCGCAAGGAATTTCGAGAGGCGATTCAGAATCCGGCTTATGAGAATGTGTTTCGTCGGCTTTATCTGAATCAATGGACTGAGCAAGAGACGCGGGCATTCAGTATGGATACATGGGATGCTTGCGATTATGGGCCGATTGATCTGAATAGACTGAAATATAAAACCTGTTACGCCGGGCTGGACCTGGGTAGTGTTTCTGATTTGTCTGCTTTTGTTTTGTTATTCCCCCCGCAGGCGGGAATTGAGAAGTATATCATAGTTGCTTATTTCTGGATTCCTGATGAAGGGATGAGGGTACGGGTCCATCGGGACCAGGTTCCTTATGACCAATGGGTTGCTCAAGGATTGATTCAAACGACTCCTGGGAACGCGACGGATTATACTTTCATTCGCAAAATGATATCTGATTTGGCCGGGAAGTATAATCTGCGGGAGGTCGGGTATGATCGGCATGATGCTTTGCAGCTTGCTTCTGAATTGCAAATGAGCGGGATGAATATGATTCAGGTTCTTCAGAGTGCTGGAGGCATGGCGGGTCCGGTGGCGGATTTCATGAAGTTGTTATTGGGACATGAGTTTAGTCATGGGGGAAATCCGGTCCTGCGATGGATGGCGAGTAACACGGTGATGAGACAGGATTCGTACGGAAATCTCAGGCCGGACAAGGAAAAGAGCATGGAGAAGATTGACGGGATCACGGCGCTGTTGAATGCCGTTGATCGATGTATGAGGGTTCCTTCACTGGGAGAGCGCAGAAAGCTGAAGGTGATATGATGCAATGCAAGGATATTCCCACGTTGCCCATTCTGGAATTTATTGATGCACAAGATGCCTGGTGCAATTGGTTTCCTATTGATTTAGGAGGATCGGATAATTTGCGAACGGTTAGATATGCTATGCCTCCTGATATTCCAGATAAGTTGATTCATGCGAAAATGAGACAACTTATTAAAAATGGGCTTGTGGATGGTTGTCCGTGTGGGTGTCGAGGCGATTTCGAGATTACGGAAAAGGGAGTTGAATTTATTAACCAGAGCAAGAAAGAGGGGGTTTCTCATGAATCCTAAGCAGCGAGGTCGGCCAAGAAAGAATTATTCTGAAACCATAGAGCCTTCTGGTTCCGCTGGGCATCTAGGGAAAAATGATCCCCGGCTTTGTCCGCTTCTGGAGTGCGGTGGGGAAAGTCGAGTCTTGAATACCAAGAGTAACGTGAGCAATGGAGTCGTCCAGTATCGGATATGCCTTCAATGCTCATACCGATTTCAGACGGTGGTAATTCGGGAATCGGAAAGAGAAAAAGTCTATCGGAGCAGATGAATAATCTTACCATCCATAGTAAAACAAATCCTATATCTTACTGTAGTTAGTAAATAAAGCTCGCCTTTGGTTGACATTTCGCAATTCATGATATTGTTGCCCGCATGTTTGCAAGACTTGCGTGGGCATTGGGTGACAGGCTGACGCGCTTCGCTTCGAGTCGGGGCTGGAGTGTGTTAGATGATCGGTGGTATTCCAATGTTCCTATTCAGACATTAGCCGGGATTGATATTACTCCAGAAAATGCGATGCAGTGTATTGCGGTTTATGCCTGCAATCGGGTTCTTGCTTCTTCGATTGCCTCCTGCCCGTTGGACTTCTATGAACGAACTTCAAGTGGCCGCCGAAAAGTAGAAGATGATTGGAGGCACAGCCGGGTTCACAATCGCCCGAATTCACTTCAATCTCCTGGGGAATTCAAAGAATATATTGTGCTTTCTCTCGGACTGCGAGGGAACGCTTATATTCTGAAAGAACCTACCGACCGATGGGCACTAGATACCGCGCTGGTCCCCATTCACCCGGATCGAGTAAAAGTTAAACTTAACGAATCGGGCCAAAAGATATTTCAAATCAGAACTGAACAGGGAGGATGGATTGAGAAGAATACAGAAACAGTTATCCATATCAAGAATTTATCCACGGATGGATTAACTGGGTTATCCCCGGTTCGGCAAGCGATGGAATCGATTGGGTTATCAGTGGCTGCTGAGCAGACGGGGGCTTCGTTTTTTGGTAATGCGATGCGCCCCGGTGGATACATCAAAACTCCCTATCAGATGAACAATAAGCAGAAGCGGGATTTGGCCAAGCAATGGAATGCGGCCTATAGTGGGACTAAGAATACCGGACGAACGCCTATTCTTGAATATGGTGAGGAGTATGTCCCATTCAAAATCAGTCCAGAGGAAGCGCAATTTCTGGAAACCCGCAAATTCCAGATTGATGAAATCTGTAGGCTTTATGGAGTTCCTCCGCATAAAATTGCTCAACTAGATCGATCCACGAATAATAACATTGAACATCAGGGGATGGAGTTTCATACCGATACGCTGCTTGCGATTTTCACAAAAATCGAAGAGGCATTGTCTTTTGGCCTGATTTCTGATGAGGATCGGGACCGGCTTTATTTTGAATTCAATGCGGATGTATTTCTGCGCGGGGATATCGGGAGTCGGTATAGCGCGTATGCCACGGGCCGCCAATGGGGCTGGCTGGCCACGAATGATATTTTGAAGCGAGAGAATCTTAGCCCTGTAGAGGATGGGGATGATGACCACTTGATTCCTCAGAACATGGTTTTGCGCAGGGACCTGCTCAGTGGGAAGGTTCTTCCGGGCGCGGTGCAGAATCGAAGGAAAGAGGATATGCCGGATTCCCAGCGCGGTATGCCCGTGATTGGCGGGAACGGAAACGGGAAAGGGCGAGGTATGGAAAATGACGACGATCAATGATAAGCCGACGTGGTTCAGGATTCCATCAAGTGAGTTTATTGCAAATCGGATAGACAAAGAGACTCGAATGATTAAGGGCTTAAATGTTCTACAGCGCGGCGAAGCGGTGGGGCATGGAATCTGGTTAGATTCTGATTTCCTGGATACTGTTGCGAAGATGGGGAACCAGATCAAGATTGGAGTCAAGAGCCGCTTTTCTCATCCGGGATTGTCTGGGGATGGGCTGGGTAAATTTGTAGGCAGGGCCAAGCTGTTTGAATCGGATGGGAATAAGGTGGTCTCAGAGTTTCGATTTTCGCAAGCCGCGAGTAAATCTCCAGAGGGTGATTTACCGGCCTATTTATTAGCGTTGGCTGAGGAGGACCCGCGAGCATTGGGGATGTCGCTTGTTTTTTCGAGGGACATGGAGGCGGAAGCGATGTTCAATGCAAAACATTCCAAGTATGACAAAGAGCAGGATCGAAAAGTTTTTCATTCCCCCGATGAACTGAATACAACGAATATTCCTCACGCGAAGATCAAGGCGCTGCATGGTGTAGATTTCGTCGATGAGGGCGCGGCGACCGCAGATGGTCTCTTCAGCTTTTCTGAGGGGTCTGAGCTGGCGGCAAGGGCCGATGCGTTTTTATCTTACGTGTTTGGGCTAACAGAGATTGAACCCCCCCTATTGATCGGTGGGCCTCATCCAGAGCGAGCAAAAAGTTTCGTGAATCAATTTTTATCACGAAATCATCTACAGGTAGTGGGCGCGCTACCGGAAGAATCGAAACCCGTGGATGAACAGGAAATCATTGAATCTTTACTGGAGGATCATTCCAGAGAGTTTGAGAAAATAAAAACAGACCTGGAAATTCTTAAGGACCAGGTCTGGAGAATAAAGAAATCACAAGAAAGGAAAGCGCAATGAATGCAATAGAGTTGCGGCAATTAGCAAAGAAGAAAGCCGATGAGAGGGATACTCTCCTCGGCAAAGAGGGGCTTCTGTCTGTGGAAGATAAGACTTTGATTGAGAGTCTTGAGACAGAAGTCAATGAATACCTTCAGCGGGCTATTAAGTTAGAGGAGGCAGGAACCAACAAAAGTGCGGGGACTGTTCTGCCCTTCGGGGGTTCTCGGATTGAAGTCGGAAGGGACCTTGAGGCAGAGAAGCCGTTTGCCTCTCTTGGTGAGCAGATGCTGGCCTGCCTTGAAGTGCAGAGGAATAACGGTTCGATTGTGGATAAGCGATTATTGCATATCAATCGAACACAGTTCGCTACGGGGGCAAGCGAAAGCGTTCCCGCCGACGGGGGATTCTTAGTGCAGAAAGACTTCGCCTCGGAGATATACAAAAATATCACTTCTGGCGGCGAAGTTCTTTCTCGCGTGAACAAGAAAACGATTTCCGGGAATGCCAATGGAATGATACTGAATGCAATCAATGAAACAGATCGGGCTAACGGTTCCCGTTGGGGTGGAGTGCGGGCTTATTGGGCCAACGAGGCGGCAAGCGTAACAGCTTCAAAGCCCACATTCCGACGCATGGAGATGACGCTCAACAAGGTGTTTGCGTTGTACTATGCGACGGATGAAGTGCTGGCCGACGCCGGTATGTTGGGGCAAGAAGCAACAGAAGCGTTTGAGGGTGAGCTTCGATTCAAGGTTGAGGACGCGATCATCAATGGAGATGGTGCGGGGAAACCCCTGGGGACATTATCTTCTTCGGCCCTAGTTTCGGTAACAAAGGAAACTGGTCAGGCTGCCGCAACGGTTAAGTACGAGAATATAGTTAAGATGTATTCTCGGCTTTATGCTCCTTTCCGAAATAACGCGGTTTGGTTTATCAATCAGGAGGTTGAACCCCAACTGGAATTGATGAGCCTGACTGTTGGAACGGGTGGCGGACCGGTGATGCTTCCTCCAGGTGGGGCTTCGGCGGCTCCTTATGCAACGATTAAGGGGAAGCCGGTGATTCCGATTGAGTTTTGTGCGGCTCTAGGAACTGTTGGGGATATCATCTTTGTTGATCTATCCCAATACAAGCTGATTGAAAAAGGGGGCATTCAATCGGCTTTCAGTATCCACGTGCAATTCATCTATGATGAGCTGGTATTTCGTTTCATCTGGCGGGTGGATGGTCAACCCCTTTGGGCCAGCGTGCTGACTCCGTTTAAGGGTACATCAAGCACGCTGTCTCCGTATGTTGCGCTGGCCACCAGGGCGTAGTGAATGAACGTGAAAATCCAAAGAAAGGAATAAAACCATGAAGGGTTTTAACGTAGCAGAATTAGGACACGTAGTGAATATCCTTCCTCCGGTGGATATCGGAGGAGTGGCTAAGGTGTCGGATTATTTCTCGCTGAAGAATTATGCTCATGTGGATATTATTATTACGTGTGGCGTAACTGGGAATGCGGCGACGATTACGGTTGAGGAATCCGATGACGCGAGCGGATCAAGCGCCACGGCGATTGCCTTCGACTATTATCAAGAAACGACGGCAGCCGGGGATACTCTTGCGGCGCGAGCAGCGGCCACTACTGCGGGGATTTCAACGGGGACTAATGATAGCACAACGATTGTGATATCTATTGACGCGCAGAAGTTAACTGACGGATATCCTTATCTGGTTGTGAAGGCAACCAACGCGGCGGCTAACCTGATTAGTATGGTCGCGATTCTGTCCGGTTCGAGATATGCGAGCGGGATTACTCCTACAGCAATCACTTAGGAGTTGTGATGTGGATAATTTCAAGCGAGCCTGGTCTGGTGTGCTGGGCCAGGCTCTTAATTCAAATGGAGGTTAAACCCAATGAGCGGTAAATGGATCAAGATAGCTTTAGCGGTGCTTGCTCTGGTGGGAGTAGGTGTCTTTGCCTGGGCGCAGATTGCGAATGTTACTTCTAGCTGGTCGGGGGGCGACCTTATTTTCTCGGATGTGGCCACCGGTAATACGGTCATGCAGATCAAGCAGGAAGGGATTGAGATCGGAGCCGGGACCGAGACAGTGACAATGAGCGGCGGTGATGATCTATACGTTGAGGGCACAAGTGAATTTGACGGGGCAATGCGAATCGATGGTGCGGCCACGTTGACTTCTACTCTAGCGGTAACCGGGGCATTTAGTCCAGCCGGAGATATTACGCTGGATGATGGAGTGACGCATAGTCCATCATTGATATTCAAGGACGCAACGGATTCGACTTTCACGTTTCAAAAACAGAATGATGGATTTCTGACGGGGACTCCGACTGAGGCCACGAAGGGGTTTAATTTACTGACTGGAAATCTGAAAGTTGGAAATGGGACTCCTGGAGTCACGCAAGACGGCGAAGATGGATATGTTGAGGGAACTTTCGAGGTGGATGGATTGAGTACTCTTGGTGCTCTGACGCTTGGAGATGTTCTTACATTCTCAGATGGAGGAACTATTGATAACACAAGCGCAACGGTATTAACGATTACAGAAACTACAATCGCGCTTGCAGGCGCAGTAACGGCCAATTCAAACTTAACGGGAGATGGTTCCTCGGTTCTCTACGGGTTTACATCGAGCGTCACGGATGCTACAACTGCGATAACTTTAGCTGCTGCGGACAGTGGAAAGGTTTACGCGACGGGGGATACGTCGAGTACATTCACACTTCCAACAAGCGCGTCGGGGTTGGTGTATACCGTGAGTATCACATCAGCTACGACTCACTACATTGATTGTGCCGCTGGGGATCGGATTGCCGGGACTAATGTGGATGGCGATAGATTGGCCGCTGATGCCATAGGCGAATATATTCAACTGACGGGACGTGGGACTAGTGGAACTATCAATTGGATAGTTACCGGGATGTTTGGAACCTGGACCGATTCAGATTAGGAGGCTTCAAGATGAAGCGGTTGTTGATAGCGTTGCTTCTGGTGTTTCTTTGTGGTGCTTCTCAGGCCGCAGGGACAATCACAATTACGTATAGTGAAGTCAATACAGTCAAGGCGGTTGTTTTTTCTTGGGTGTCTGACGCGACAGGAGATGCGGCTGGAACGACCAAGATTTTATCTGGGCAGGTTCTCCGATTGGTAGCCAATCCATCGGAGTCAGCTACACCAACTGATAACTATGATGTGGTGATTACAGATACCGATGGGATGGATGTTACTGTGGGTTTAGGAACCAACTTGGATGAAACCGTTGAAACTCAAACGGTTCCCTGTGTTACCAATGGGACTGCTGGCAACATGGCCCCGGTTGCGTTTAATTCGACGTTGACCTGCACCGTGAGCGCGGCGGGTGATACGAAATCTGGAACGATTACGATTTATTATCGCTGATATTCCCCCAGAGTGGGCGAGGTCCTTTTTCTCCTTCCTCGCCCACTCACTCCTGAAAGGAAATCCCATGTGGAAGAAAATTGCGATTGTTGAAGCGGTACTGATTTTATTGACTCTGGGCTTTATCTACTCAGGCTATCAGGCTGAGCAGTACGCCTGGGCACAGGCGGGGATTACGGACCAGCGGGCCATTGCATTCACGAATCAATCAGTTCGTACTACAGCGGAAAAGTTCCGGGCATTGAAGTACGAAGTTGATTCAATCCTGGTTGTCTGGAATAACGGAATGAATTCACTCATTCCAAACACGACAGCGGTTCTGGAAGATGGAAGGACGGCAACTGAGGGTGTGAACTCTCTAACTGGAGCGCAGATCAATGCGTTTATGACTGTCCTCACGACCTACCAGACCTTTATGAATCAGGCCGGGAATGAACTCACCGTGGCTCGGCCTTGTGTGCGAACACTGGAGGTGACTCGGTAGTGCGTCGAGTTCTGTTGTGCGCGTTGCTTCTATTCTCCCTGACCGGATGGTCCGCCATAACGGAACGATACGTCACGGCGGCGGCTCCTGGCGGCGGGGATGGAACGAGCGGGAATCCCTGGACGCTGACTGAAGCCCTGGCAAATATGGTCGCCGGGGATCGAATCAACGTGAAATCCGATGGAATCTATACGCGCACCGGAACGGATACACCAACAGCCGATGGCTCAGCCTCTTCCCCGATTATCATTCGAGGCTACCACACAACCATTGACTCGGCATCCGGGGACTTGGATACTGTGGGCAGAAGTGCGGCTTATCAAAAGCTGACGACGACAAATTTCCCGGTGATTGCTTATGATTCCACGTTTGGAATGAACGCTTCCGGTGCGGACTATGTGCTCTTCCAAAATTTACGGATTACGGCAACGATCAATCAGGGGGCACTTCGCGGAGGGATAAATACATCTATAAAAAACTGCTCGATTGATAATGCTTCTACTGGGGCCGCTGCAACGGGAGTGACGGTGAATACAAGTGGCTCTGCGATTAACTCTGATCTGGCTCTAACGGGTGCTTCGGGAGGACTGGCTGCAATCTATGTGATTGGAACGAGTGTGGATATTGAACACTGCCTGGTATGGGACTCTAGTGCGGATGGAATCCAGGCGATTGTCTCTAATGTTACCGTGACCAGCACGACGATTTATGATTGTGCAGGGAATGGATTCAACTTCAATACCACAACGGTAGGCCGGTCGTTTATTCTCAAGTCCTGCACCATTGCCTATTGCGGGACTGGGGTTGAGACGGCGAACGCGGCTTATACCTCATTATCCTACATTCTCAATTGCCACATTACGGATAACTCTGATTATGGGATTTACAATCCGAATGCTACTGGCGGTCCGCTGGTCATCTCTCGCTGCGTGATGGGCCGAAACACAACGGCAAACATCTCCTGGAATGGGGACTGGGATGATGGCACGAATTATGGATTCATCGCGGCTTCGGCGCTGGCCACTGGGGATTACGTGGACCCGACTGGAAGTCCGCGTGATTTGACTCTACTCAATACTGCGCCAGGCGCATGGCAAGGGGAAGCGGGGAATGATATTGGATCATTCCAGCATATCTATCCGACTCCGACACCGTGCGGGGCATCAGGTGGATTTATTCCGGGGGTGGAACTCTATGGACGTTAAGCGGCTTCTTCTCATTATTCTTTTTTTCTGTTCTCCCTCCTGGGCGCTCTATAAAAATGTAACGAGCCAGAAGGTTCCTATCTATCCCTGGAATATTTCTTCGAGTACCGAGGTTACTGGAGACGCGGCGAATATCACCGCAACAATTAGTATTGATGGCGCGGCTTCAAGTCCATTAACAGACACGAATCCAGTAGAGCGGGATCGGGGGGTTTACTTTTTCGACGTTACTCAGGCCGAAACGAATGGGAATCTGATAACAATCTATGCGTCCTCGACGACATCGGGATGTTATATCCAGCCAGTCTCCATTTACACAATGACCGTGGAGCGGGGTACGGATAGTGCGGTGCTTGCTTCTAGCTATACCGCACCATCTAATGCAACTGTTGAGTTGATCTATACTGAGGTTGCGGGACTCAATGGTGAAGCGATGAGGGGCACGGATAGTGCGGTCACGGATATCTCTTCGCTTGCGACCGAAGCAACGCAATATTTGGTCTGGCAGGAGGTGAATGGTCTCAATGGGGCTGCAATGCGAGGTACAGATAGCGCCTCAACGCATAGTGCCGCCGATGTGTGGGCTGTGGCTACCCGGATATTGACCGCATTGGACGAGGACTCGACGACGATTGATCTGAATGGGTCAACAGTTGGAATCGTGACCACGGTGACCAATGCGGTAAGCGTGACCGGAACTGTGGACGCGGACATTGAGAGCGTGAATGAAGTGGCCGTGACCAATATCAATGATTTTAAGGCGACTGGATTCTCAACTCATTCTGCCGCTGACGTGTGGACATCGGGGACAAGAACATTGACGGCGCTGGATGAGGATAGCACAACAATTGATCTGGATAGTACGACCGTTTCAGCTCCAGCCTCGGAGTTGTCGGCAACCACGGAAGCGCAGATTGATGACATTGACGCGGATGTTGAGGAAATTAAACTTAGCATTCAGGGCGGGGTGCACTAATGGCCTATGATAAGCTGACTTTTTATAGTGGTTCTGGCACTCCCTACTACTTTCTCTGGCAGGAGTCTACCGGTTACATCTATGGTGCAAGCGCATTCGGAGCATACGCGGTAGGCTCTATTGCAAATTACGATAGGGCACTGACCAGCCTGGGTGGCGGTGCTTATGGACTGGTCATGCCGAGTGGCCAATCCGCTGGATATTACGTGATAGATGTCCGGGAGTATGCGTCGGGAACTACTCCATCGACGAGCGATATCAAGATATCCCGCGAGCGGTTTTATTGGAGTGGGTCCACGGCAACCGCTGCGGTTGAGGCCGCAGGCGATTCAGAACCAGATATTGAACCCGTGACACTTGCCGAAGTGAAGGCTGCTCTCCAGATTGATACGACGATCTTCGAGGACACAATGGATACGGTGGTATCTATTGCTTATGGAACGCAAGATGTGGTCGCGAGTTATGGGTTGGTTGGGACTGGAGTAGGTGCTACGGGCTATGAGGTTGTGGTAAATTTTACCGTCGGGACGGTTGGAACAAATGGGACAATAGACTGTAAGGTGCAAGACTCGGATGATGATTCAACCTATACCGACGTGACCAGCGGGGCATTCACGCAGGTTGTGGCAGCCAATGATAATGCAACTTTTGAAAAGCAATATACGGCAGGGAAGGCTTATGTCCGGGTTGTTTGCACCGTCGGAGTGGCTGCTTCTCCATTCGGCGTTTCCATGATTCGTCGGGCGCACACCTACGATCAAGATACGGTGCTTAATGCGTTGATTAAGACGGCCCGAATCGAGGCGGAGGAGTTTACTAATCGGGTATTCATTCGGCGAACATTAACGCTGAGCCTGGACAAGTGGCCCAATGGGGATTGTATTGAGATTCCCAATGCTCCATTGGTAAGCGTAACATCGATTGTTTACAAGGATACCGATGGAACGGAAGCAACTTTTTCAACGGACTATTATCTGGTTGAGATCAATCCAGACCCAGAGGCTTATGGGCAGGGGCGGATCGTTTTGGGGTATGGTGATGAATGGCCGACCACAGTACTCTATCCTTCATTACCGATTACAATAACCTATGTCTGTGGATACGGGACCGCGACCTCGAATGTCCCGGAACCGATTCGACGCGGGATTTTGTTTGACATCATGGCTCTCTATGAGAGGACCAATGAGGGGCCGGGGTATTTATCCGCGATGAGGCGGTCAAAGGTTTATCCGTTGTATTCAAAATACAAGGATTATAGGTTTGACTAATGCCAACGACTCCAGATGAGATTCGTTTTTTTGAGTGGGTGCTGCACACCATGAGGGCAGCCAAGGTGGCGCTTGGGTTGAAGGCGGTTTATGAGCAGACGTTGATTGAAACTAAGCGAATGGATTTCCCATGCTTGAATATTGTGTGGAATAGCTACGGAGATGAATCTCTTGATACCGGGGATGAGTTCAAGATTCTCGTTTCATTGAATTTCACAATGGAACTGCGGCTCAGAGATTTATCAACACCAGAGCGTACACTTCTCAAGCAGGTCGCGGAGATTCGGAATCATTTACGAAGTTCTATCTATTCCGGCTGGACGGGAGATATTTTGCCGGGAACGTTTGTGTTTGGGGCCGTAAGCAAAGTGGAACCGGATGAAACCAATGTTGAATTGGGTGCGAATATCCCATTTTCAATCATGATGAAATCCAGTTTGGAGACGGGACTCTAATGGCGCAACCTAAAGGTTTTTTTGTTGAGCTTTGGTTTACTCCAGAAGAAGTCGCTTTTTTTAAGGAAGTGAAAAAGGAACTTCATGCGTTGCCTCATGATAAGCCAAGACTGAATCGAATGGCCGCCGATGAGCTGGTTCGACAATTCAATGCGGAGGGAATGCGTGGGGATCAAAGCGGATATTGGCGGGGGCATCCGATGTATCGACGCGGGCGCGCGAAGAGGGAAGGAAAATATGAGGACGCAAAGATGGCCGCTGGGTATGGCGGCAAGTGGATGTATCGCACGGGAAAACTTTTCAATTCCCTTCTCAAGGGGAAGGCACGGTTCAATAAGAGCGGAGATTTATCGGTCTCCTGGGGGGCGCGAGTGACCAATAAAGGTTTTAACTATGCAACTCATTATGCGAGGATTGGGATGGGGTTTTTTCCAACGAGACATTTTGCTCAACAGATTTTCGGAGAAGGTGGATACATTCATAAAATTTATGAATCACTTGGGAGAAAGTTGAAATAGGCCAATGAGATGGCAGCAAAATATTATCAAGCCGCTGAAATTCTGGGACGACCTGCTTTTGCCTTTAGGGAAAAACCGCAATCGGCAAACGGAGCGAGAGGCTGTCGAAAAATACTTGGCTGCGTATCCTCAAGGCGTTCCGATCAAGGTAAAAACAGAAATCAAGGGCCGGGTTACTCAACAGGGCGGGACGTTCATCACGTTCCGGAACTGGAAATCGGGGAAAGAAACGGTCTACATCATCGAGAAGAAAAAAAACATTACGTCTCAATTGCTGATAGAACTAATTGCGGGTAGGCCCAAGCAGCGCATTCGATGGTTAGAGCTGACCAGCTTGAGATGCTTGAGAGAATTTGGCGTATTCGGTATTCCGGCGATGGCTGCGGCGTGTACTTTTATGCAAGATGGAACCGAACGAGTCTGTCCCATCTGCGGATACATTCATTGGAATCGACACGCGGGGATACTTAATTTGCCGTTGAATTTTCTAACAGAATGGGATGCACAGGATTACGAAGAAATTTTAACCGGAGGTATAGAAAATGGCTGACGTATCAAGTTGTTCATTCAGGCCAAAAACGTGTACATGGGCAGGGGTTGCCTTGAATTCGGCGACTGATTTTAATTTCAATGTGTCCGCCGGATCGGAAGTGCGGTTTGATCCCGAAGCTGCTGCAAGTGCCACATTGAAATTGGTGGCCTCTGATTTTCTTGGGGATTTCTCTCTGGGAACGAATGACCTTGCGTTGGGTTTGTTGTTCGACTGCGAAGCAGCGGCGGCTTATCAACTAGGGGTTTCGGCTGCGCTGGTTGTTGTGGGGACAGACCTGTTCAATATCTCCGCAACGAATACTTATACGTGTGCCGCAGGGGTTGTCAACGGCTACAATGCAACGATTGGCCGAGGTGCACCGGGTAGTATTACGATAACAGGCAAAGCCCTGTTCGGAGCCAGTGGCGCGGCTCCAATTATCGAAACCTAAGAAAGGATTACGCTCATGGCGGATGTAACTTCATGTGCATTCAGGCCGCATACCTGCACATTCAATTCACAAGCGTTGAGTTCGGCCACGGATTTTAACTGTAGTGTCTCTGCGGGATCAGAAGTGCGGTTTGATCCAGAGGCTGCAACGAGCGCAACATTGAAACTTGTGGCCTCTGATTTCGCGGGGGACTTTTCGCTTGGAGTCCAGGACTTGGCAAATGGACTTTTGTTTGACTGTGAAGCGGCGGCCACTAGAAAACTTGCGAGCAGCGCGTCTTTGATAGTTAAGTGTAAAGACATTTTCAATCTTGCGACTTTATCGGATATCACTTATACGCTCGCGGCGGCGCAGGTCAACGGCTATAACGCAACGATTGGCCGAGGTGCAGCAGGCAGTATGACGATAACCGGAAAAGCCCTGTTTGGAGCAAGCGGGGCAGCCCCAATTATTGCGTCGTAAGGAGAACAATGATCGATACTTTGGTCAACGTGAATGGTGTGGATTGGATGTTTCCACAAATCACACTGGGATTGCGGCGAAGAAACAATCTGATTGGCAATGCTCTTCGCCGTGCTTCGGAGATTGAACTCCGATATAATCTCAAAGAGCAGGATGTTTTTCGACTCGATGAGGATCGAGAGAAGCTGAACGAGGAGTGGCGACAAAGAAGTCTGGACGGCGAGACCGGAAAAATAATGGATGGACTGCGGGCTAGGATCGATTCTCTCGCGGAAGCGATTCAAAAGTCCGCAGTCCATGACCGGTTCTCTGATGATACCTATGTGGATGCAATTGCGGAGTTTGTTTTTGAGGCACTTAAGGTAAATCATCCAGACCTCACGAAAGAAACCTTCGAGGATCAATTTGATATTGATGGGTTGATTCAGATTTATACTCAAGGCTATCTGGCGCAAAAAAAAACGGGGAAGCAGATCACGCCAGCAGAGGCCCTGATATTCAAGGAAACCCTGAAGCGAATGAGTCCGGCTCAATTGCAGAGTTACTTCAACGATACTCTTGGGCTGACTGTCTCGAATGTATCGGATGCAAGTATAAGTTCACCACCGGTCATGGAGCCGATGAGCTCACTGAGCGAGGAATACTCCGTTGGTATTGCGCCAGTGGAGGCATCCCGATAGAGGCCATCTGGCTTCAGGGATTAGATGTATTGAGAGTTGTGGCGATAGGAATATTCAATGGCAACGTTCAAAATTCGCGGAGACAACACTGAGGTTGTTCGGGCGATCAATGATCTTTCCAAACAGTTCCGGCTGGTTGGGCAGCAGGCCAGCGGGGATATGGGGAAGATTTCTCAGTCAGTGGAGAAAACGGCGTTCAGCCTGAAGGGTGTGGCTGCTAATGTTCTTGGTGTTGCTGCTGGATTTTTGTCTGCACAAGCAGCGATGGCGGCATGGCATAAGGGAATCCAGTTTATAAAATCATTTGAGACGGCATTCCGAAAACAAGAAGATGCTGAGGAACGGGTTAGATTTGCACTGATTTCAATTGGCAAGACCGTGTCTCAAGTCATGCCGGAGATTAAACGGAAAATAGATGAAGTGCAATTCTCGCGAGGCATCCCCGACGAATCGTCTCTTGAATTGCTATCCCGATTGATTGATGCGACCGGTGACTACAAGCGGTCTCTGGAGTTAATTGCACCAATCATGGGATACTCGACGTTTACGCACCGAAGCTATTTGTCGATTGTCGAGGCATTACAGCGGGCCCTAAACACCGGGGAAATGACAGGACTCAGGCGGTATGGAATTGTTCTGGATGACGCATTATGGAAAACGGATAAGCTGGGGGCGGTATTCAAGAGTTTCGGGAAGTATGATATTGCCAACTTGATTCACATGCAGTCATTCGGCGGCCAGATGGATGCGATTAAAGATATCATGGATGATATGAAGCAGGAGATCGCAACGCCGCTATTTCAAGAGATCGGGAAGGGATTAGGCATCTTTGATGCGACTGCGAAAGAGGACAGCCTATCTTTTGCAAAGCAACTTGGGGAGGAACTCCGAATGCCAGCCCGATATTTTGTGGCCTCCCTGATGACCGGCGCTGAAATTCTCAAGCAGATTGATTTGACTCAATCCTTCTTGAATTTTACAGACAGGCTTTTTGAACCTGGGTTATGGATTGATCTGGGGACGCTACTTGCAAAGGTGCTCGGTAATGCGTTTGTCGGGACATTTCAGAACATTAAGGAGTTCTGGCGAATCGCAACGTTATCCGGGGATATGAGGCAAGCCAAGTCGAGTCTGACGAGATGGGGTGCTGGATTAACAGAAGAACAGCGAGCTAAACTGCAAGAGGTTGAGGGAAGATTAACAGGACTTCCTGAAACTGATGTCCCTCGGATATTGGGGACTATTTTGAAAAATATCACAGGGGCCGGTATCTTGAAACCAGAAGAGAGAGAGACGGCTCAAAATTATATACAAGCATTGAGAAATTATAGGAGTGCACAGAAACAAATCGCAGAGGCGGGGACGCGAATCCAAACGGAGACAGTTTATCCTTTCGATATCAACGCAGAAATAGAATCTATGAAGGCGCGTACGACCGGCGTGTTCGTAGATAAAAGAGGGCGCATAGCGGATATCAACATAAGAGAAATATTTGACTCAAAGATGCAAGAACTGAAAGGCGCTCAGGCTGCCAGAAACGCGCTAGAGAATCAAATGACAAGCGATCGAAGAATTGCGGATTATCAAGCCTATATAAGAGATTACTCTCAAACGAAGTCACTTGCGCAGTCTGTGCTTTATGGCCAGGCTTACAAGGCACAAGGATTATTCCCGGAGCAGGTTGAATCTCTTCGAGAGATGGGAATACCGATTTCTTTTGGCCTGAAAAAACCAGCCAATTATAAAGAGTATATGCAGAATCAGGAACTTTTGAAAACCATAAACGAGGCCGCAGGTTTTGCCTATGGTGTACCGAAGAGTCAAGCAGAGTTTGGGGAAGTATCTGCAAAGATGGAATCTGCAAAACTCGCGGAGGCAATGGACCGGTTGACGAAAGCAATTGAAAAGATCAATGAGACTGAAGGGGATCGCGGCGGAGTACCGAAGGAGGATACCTCCTTTATGCCACTCACTGCCTTCTCCTATGCGAGATAGCTATGTCTGACACAATTACGTTCAGCGGATTAACAGCTTATCTTTCCCCTGGGTTTCGAGAACCCCGGTTGATCCCCATTTTGGCCGTGTCTCATCTGACGCGCAGTAATATCAATCGGTACAGCAATATGGGCAAAGCCGGGGACCCGGTGACTCTTACTTGTTTTGTAGATGAAGCGGATGCCGCGACGGCGCAGACTGTGATTGACTCCTGGCAGGCACTTGAGGGAACCGAGGCAACACTCTCCTGGAGTATCGGGGGTACAGCGGATAGTACTACAAACTGTTTACTGCAACGAGTTGAGGTTGTGTCGCGATGGGCCGCGATACGGGCATTCACGGCAACTTTTTTGAAGGTGGCTTAAATGGGCAGACCTTTGGAAAGCAATGGAACGACACTCACTCCCTACTTCCCCACGTCGGAAATCATTCAACCGGCGTTTCGCTATCCCGATGAGAGTGGGATCATTGTTAATGATGAGGCGCTAACGGTCAACTCAACCGGTAGGGTTCGATTAACCTATCTCCCTGTCTGGCCCGCGAGCGTGCGAATATTCACGGCTGCGGAAGAGGGCGGGAGCCAATTGACAACGATTACAGAGGGAACCCCTGGGGCCGGGGAAGTCCTTGTTGAACCCAATGGGAATCTAACTTTTCACTCGGTTGAATATTCCTCCACGGCGTATGCCTGGTATACCGGCAATGGGTCCGCCTGGGGGAAAAGTGATTCAGAGATTCTTTACGGGGAACTTCAACAGCGATGCCGGAATGGGGGTATTGTTTTTGGCCGATGCAATACGCCTGCTGGGCAAACCAAAGGGGACCTGGTGACCGTTGTGGGGAAGGCGACGAATTATTGGATATTCGAGAAAACCTCTGACCCGGCTCTGGTTTGCGCAATGTGCTATGCCGCCGCAACTGAGGGCCAGGCTACCCCCTATTTAGTCTACGGTCCATTTCTTGGGCTAGCTGAGGCGTTTGGGGCGCAGAAAGCATTGCTCTGTGGATCAAATGGCAGGCCTACTACGATTGCGCTGGGCAGCGTTCCTACGATTAAGCGGTGGATTGGTATCTCATACACCAACGGCGCAGGCTGGATTAACTTCGGGAACTTCCTGGGCGAGGCAACCTAATATGGTGAATTATCTCGCTCCCTTTTTTCCGACGCATGATACGCTGGATGCAATGGCCGTAGATAACCCATATCGCGGCGAATATGGGTCCTATTGCCTGGATTCGATTAAAAACGTTCGGTTTAGTGAGGCGGCCTTCGACGGCATTCTGGTTGAGTGGGACATTATTTCTCCCGATGATACGCTGCGGGTTTTTGTTGCGTTCTATGTGGATGGGATTTTTCATTCATCCACACAGGGCACAGAGATTGTCATCGGCGGATTGTCCACGGGAACGCATAGCCTGTTAATCCGTATAGAGCCGAAGCCTCTCCTGGGCCTATGGACCTGGTTCAACCACACCACGGGTTCGCGTGTCAAACTGGACTGGAGCAGCAATTCTCAAGGGCACGATGTGGCGAAGTATCTGATCTACTGGGACAACGCGACCGGATCGGTTTCGTTCACAGCGGCTTGGGCCACAATCAATCAGATTGAAATAACGCACTTACTCAACGCCGCGCCGGATAGTGGAAGCGGGACAGGATTTCTTTCCAGCTACGGGACGTATGGTGGGGGTAAATCCTATTGCAGCTTTGACGTGGTGATAGATACCGCCGGGGCGATCAATGAGTTTGGGGATGGGGCTACGTTCAAGTGGAGAAAAACATATTGGGACAATGAACTTGGAGCCGATGTTACTACCGATTACGATACGCTGAATCCAATTAAATTCAACGGCGGATATAACTACCTAGATGATGGAATCAGCGTTGCTTTCTCGAATGATTCGAGCGCGTTTGTGGTAAACGATACCTGGGCTTTGACGTTTGATTGCAGGCAGTGGTATCGGCACACGAAGTCTCTTGACGATGGAACCTATAAGTTTGTGATTCGCTCGAGCGATGGAATCAACGAGAGCAATAACACGACGCTTCATGCCACGGTTGCGATTAATGGGATTCCGCCGGAGGCCACGAATCTTGCAATCAGCGGCTATGATCGGAAAGCAACCATCACGGGAACGGTTCCCAATATCGCGGACCTGGATTCTCTGATTATCGTTTCCAACTGCGGGCACACCGACGAGGTTCCTGACCGGAGGTTTCTCCATTCGGCCTACGCGACAATGGGTTTGTTGGACCCCCAGACCTCCTCCCGCTTAACGGGGCTGACCCCGGGAGGATCATTCAGCTATACCACCGGGGACCTCACGGCGGGGGAATGGGAATTTCTTGTGCTTACTGTGGATACCGCCGGGAATTTCTCGGACGGCATAACTCTTCTTGAGATTGAATTCTCTGGGAGTCCTGCTGTTTATGTTCTGCATTCGCCTGCACCTACGGGGCTGGACGCGGTTCAACTCGCGGGCGGGAATGTCCGGTTGGATTTCAATCTTTACGGGAAATCCACGGACACTGACCGAACGATTACGGCGAACATTTATCATGATGCCGGAACGGGGACCGTGGATTATGGGACTATCATCGGAACCGTGACTAATACTCAGGCCGCAACGTGGACAAAACACTCCTACACGTTGACCGGATTGGTAGATGGGACCTCTTACAAGATTGGAGTGAGAGCTGTGAGTAGTACCGGAGACGAAGAAACAAACACGACGACAGTGACTTGCAAGAGCGATGCCTCTGCACCCGTTGCACCCTGGGGTTGCACCGCGACTGTGGAACGATAATGCCAAATATTGAAATCGGAACGACGGTAAATTATGGAACGACCTGGCCGCAACTTGCGATTAACGGGGTTGGGGTTGATCCGTCTTATATCTCTGTCTCGCGGCTGGAAGTCTATTCAGATGGGGTTCCGAATACTCTCTATCTGAAAATCCATAAACCCTTCGACGACCTCTCCTGGTTTACCTGGGGCAACACAGTTACTCTGGATGCCGGGGGGAAGAGGATATTTATTGGCCCTCTGCTCAACAATCAACCGGAGATATCCGGATATGGGGATCATCAGCTCATTGCGATACCAGACTTAACCTGGCATGTGAATCGAAATTACGTGGAGTATGATGCCATTGGTAGACCCGCTGCGGAGATGATGGAAATTATTGTCGACGGGGTTCCATCCACAAGTAACAGTAAAAAGAATCCCTGGATAGACTCTAAAGTGAATAATGGAATTCTGAGATTGGGGAATGATGGGGCTACCCTAGGAAAGACGCTTCAGAACTATGCCTTCGAGGGAATGCCCGCTTTCGACGCATTGTGCTCGGTGATTCGGCAAGCGGGGAATCATTTGATCTGGGTGACCTACAAGGGGGATGTGGGCTATCTCAATTTTATCAAGCGACATACAGGACCTGCGCGGTCCCTGACAATCGGGAATTCCGGGACTAACGATACCACGGCCAACGTAGTCAGTATTACGGGTACGCGATCAGCGTTGAATATTGCAAACTCATTCGTCGCGCGCGGGGATCGAATGATTTATGAGGTAACAGAGCACACTGACGAGGGGGACGCGATTGTCTTTAAGCACGACTGGCCGAGTGGTTCTGAAGCAGCTGTTCTCTCGAACCCTGGGGCCGGATTCATTGAAACCCTGGGCGGGGCTACTGCCAGAGCAGTAGGTCGTCAGTATGTCCTGGAGGAGTCCTCGATTAGCTCTGCAAGTGTTCTCGCAAACCTATCTCAGTTTGTGCATTCATCGGGGAAGCTTCAGAATACAAGTAACTGTGGCCGGGATGATTCCATTCAGCTCTTCTATAACGAGCCACTGAATGGAAGTGGATGGGAACTCTACAAGGGGAAATGGAAATTAGTTCGGAAGCCACCGAAGTATAACATCATGGGAGGAGAGCATATCAACAAAGGGGGAAACCTCTATCTGGTATTCGATTCCCCACAATGCTATAAAGATACTTCGGCTTCAGAGACCACTTTTGCCGGGTTCCGAGATTACAAGCTGACTTTCGCATACCGAAAAACGGCGGACGATGAATCAAAGAACCGAGGTCGTATCAGCGCGGAGAGCGGTAAGAAGGGAAAGTTCCAATGGGAAGTCAAGCGATTGATTCACGCGCCGAACTATAAATACATCCAGCGCAGGAACTCTTATCGCTATGAGCTCTATTCATCGGGGGGCGGGTCCGGGTATGTCTATCGCACGCTTTCAGTGCAGGATGATCGGGCCAAACTCATGGAGCTGGTTAAGAATTTTGCCGATGCGAACTCAGAACCCACCGAGTCATTCCGAATTGTGGTGAAGGGAAATACCTGTCCTGATATTTCCTGGAGTCCGGGGCAGCGGATTATCAATATCGTCAATAGCGATGCCTATAGCAATGACGGTGCGCCGGTGTTTGGTGGACCGCAAAAGGGCAATGCCATTGACTGGGATATCGTCGGTGTGATATATGATTTCGAGACGGCGGAGACTATTCTTCTGACTGAGGATTTGCAGGCCGCAATGGGAGTCGAGGCGATAATGTCCAGAACAGCGGGGGCGGTGAATCGGCGATCATTATTCCGGCTTCAACCAGAGAGGAAAATATGAGCGACTTGGTTCGCATGGTGGAGTCTCTTTCTCAGCGGGTGATAACTCTCGAAGAAGATATCCGGCTACTCATGGATCAACGGCAACTGGCCCAAGGCGGCGCGGCATTGGATATAACAACACCCGTGGTGGATAGTAATGGCAGGGCCGGAAGTCTGGCGCAAGTTATGTATGTCGATTCCACAAATCAATTGAGAGGGTTATTTACTGCTGTTTGTAAAATTACAGCAGGAACCGCTGGAAATTGGACAGCAAAAAAATGCTACGCGGACGGGACAACTTATGGAGATGACATTACTGGGTTATCGGTTATCGGGGATCATGGTGAAGTTGGGATCGGGAACATCGTTCAATACGTGGAATTGCAAACTTCTTCCGTGGATTCATCTCTTGTTAAAAAGATTTTGAATTATCTTTATATCGGAATGTAATAATGGTTAAGAAAATTGAGGCTTTTTCTGTTGATCCATTTTTCTACTATTCTGCGGGGAATGCTTATCCAGCAGATAATCCCATCGGAGCATTACCCTATGGTCTTTTGATTCATGCTTTGGCCAACATCCAGGATCAATTATGGTTTTTAACCTACTATGCAAAGTATATGTTTGGAAATTTCAACATACCTTCGGGTGAATTGGATACTTTACCTTATTATAATCTAGTAACACCAGAGGTTACTAGAGCTATTCCAACAGGATTATCTGTGGACGTTGTTACTCATGCCACTGAAAGCATTACGAATATCATGGAATGGATAGATGTCATTCGGGCTGAATTTTCTTTGCCTGTGTGGGTATGGTCAAGTGAACTTCAACAAGATAAATTTGCGATTAAAGCGGATCACATTAGAGAAATCTTCTTAGCAATGGGGGGGGTGTACAGACCTTCGTATTTGAATATTCCCACAGTAAATCCCAGCGCCCTGATCTATCGGTTATTCCAATGGTCAGAAGAGGTGGGGACCTATTTATATTATGAAAGTTCTTTTGAAGTTCATATTTTTAATTCTGATGGTGGACAAAGCCAACGCAAAATAATCTGTTGTTATTTACCATCTGAGGAAGGCCCATTCCTAATACATGACTCAGGGAAGAAAGATATTTTGCTATTAAAATCAGAGGGATTAACAATTGAATCGGGGACTCCAGCAATCTCAATTCACCGGTTAATAAAAGATAATTTGGTTCCCTTTCCATCTGAAATTAATTATCCAGGGATGGTTATACCGGATGAGTGGAATAATATAACGGGAGAAGAAATCGCGAACACGGGAGCAATTACAACAACAGAATATCATGCAATAGATTTATCTGCGGGATTTGCAGAGGATGAGAAAGTGGAATTTATTATCTCTTTAACAGGAGGGTTTGGCAGGGTCGACCTAGAGGGAGTAATATATGATGAAGTAACACAAGGGACATTTCCCGATCGTGATTTTTGGGAACTCGCTTTATGGCAACCGGGTATTGTTAACCCATATACATAGGATGATAACATGAAACGCATTCTCTTTTTTCTCCTGATTCTCTTCACCGCTTCGGCCCTGGCTCAAACCAACACGCCAACGTTCACATTTACCCCGACTCCGAGTTATACGAACACGCCAACGAAAACCAATACTCCTACGGCAACACATACCCCGACGCCCATTGCAACGCCCGGAGTCGTGGCCACGAACACGCCGGGTGGGACTTATGAGCCACTCATCATGCGAGGGCTATCCAATGGGGGGCGTGTAATAGATGCCCCGGAAGCGGCGGATATTATCAGCATACCGGGGACCCTGAGCGCAGAGCAACTGACATCGACTGATGACGCGACCATCACGGACGCTCTATCGGCGGCCAGTGCATCTATTACGGGAGGCACACTTAATGTCGGTGTTGCAGACACAACTCGCGGGCTACTCACACTCAAGGGCGCGGCAACCGGTTCAACCAATGGAGGCAGCGCAGTCCTCGAAACGGGGGATGACCATGATGCTGCGATTGATAGCTATTCCGTTACCGTGTCCTCCGCTAATCTGCTTATTGGCCCGGTCACGGACGCGGATCGAATCAAACTTAGCGCGGCGGGGAATCTCACGTTGACCGCAGGGAATATGGGGATTGGGAATATCGTTCCAACCGCGATGCTATCTATTGGGGCGGACTTATCCACAGCGTATGAACTCATGATCGGCGATGCTGCGGCTGACTGCATGGCGATGCTTGGGCAATCGTCCTCTCGCTTCGGTGGGCTGCGATGGGATTATAATGCAACGGCTGGGAATGCGTATCTTGCAATAGAAACTAACAGCAACTTGAATGATCTATTGATAGATGGTCTTACCACAAAGATTCAAACTATTAAGGATGGACTGACTTACGTTGGTTCTGACCTCAGCACCGGATACAACGCGGCAGACGACGATGACTTCATTTATTTCGATCAAGGGAATGAATCTATTTCATGGGATGATAATCCAGGAGAGTTTGATTTTTCCGATGACCTGCAAGTGACTGGAGGAGTGACAACCAGCGGAGACGCGGATATCAACGGGGAACTGTATGGGGCTGTGATGAAGGAAGCTTTTAACGTGGCGACCTATGATACAGGAACGGATGGCTATGCGAACCTAACAACAGGAACGCTTTGTACCGCAACGCGAGGATTGATTGTAGATCGGGCTGGAAGTATTATCGGATATGGGTATAAGGCCGATACGGTCACGGTTGGAACTGCAATGAATTTTGAGATAAGAAAAAATGGAGTAGCCGTCTGGACGGTTGCCTTTGCGAATGGAGTGTTAACAGGGAATGGGACTCAGGCTAAGGGGACAGACACCTTCGTGGCTGGAGACGTTCTGAATGTTTATATTGATACCGGGGTCACGGACGCGATTGCGGTATTGGATATCTGGATTACTTATACGCGGGATTAAAATGGAGAAATCATGAAAGGACTTTTGTTTATTGGGCTGATATCAACCATAATTCGAGTCGCACCGGATGGAAGCGGAGATTTCATTTCACCCATTGAAGCAATTGAATCAGTAAAACAAATGGCTTCAAGTGAGAGTCCTGTAGAAATATTCATTGAACCCGGAGTCTATCAATACTCATCGGGATACGGCCAGATAAAACTGTATGATGGTATTCATGTTCAAGGGGCCAATCAAGATTCTGTTATTATAAAAGGATTCGGAATATCGGCATCGGATATTGGGGATGCAAGAGCTTCGATTGCGAATCTGACTTTAATACATAGACCAACAGGCATCACGGCAATGATGAATCTGGGAACAGATAGTTTTAACGTAGATTACTCATTCCTAAATATCAGATTCATTTCAGAAAGTGCATTCGCAGAACCTCCCAACTTAGTGTCAGCTATTCGGATTCATTCAATTAAAGCGAGCGCAATCAATTTGCTGTTTGAGAATTGCTCGTACAAAGGCAAGTCTATTTTTCTGCTCGCCGGACATCCTCTTACAGGGGTCAGATCAACCTATTTGAACGTGATATTCGATCATTGTGTGATTGAATCCTCCCCGGTTGGTGTTGGTGCACCGGACCCTCACTTCATCCTACAGGACTGGCTTCCTGGGCAATTGACGATTCGCAATTGCACAATTAAGTGGGATATGTCTCAGTCAACGCGCGGTGCTGATATGCACCGGGGCGCGATCCTCATGCAGAACGAAGACGGGAATAATTATGCAGGCAATCAACGACTCGAAATACTCAACAGCAAAATTGAGATGATAGACAATGGATTGGGAGGACCAGGCAAACCGGCGAGCCTCATCTGTATTGCGGCCACAGCCAACAAAAACCGATGCACGGTGCTCCTTGAGAACACTATCCTACGGCGCGGCGCAAACGTGTCGTATGGAGTGTTGACAAGCAACCAGAGTCGAGTCGAGTACTCTCAATGCAATCCACTGCGGCCATTGATCCTCGGCCAGCCCGCGACGATTGTGAACCTGGACGAAGAGCCTGTAATCAATACCGTAAGAAAAGCATACGTTGGAGACCGAAGAATTAAAAGCCAGGCATTGAATTATCGAGGGAATCCTGTTTACGGGGCAGAGCAAAAAGTACCACAAGTAATTGAGGAAGCAGAAAAGTGAAAGGCACAGCAATTCGATGGGAGATAATGGAATGAAATGGGAATATCTGATAATGATCCTTCTGTTTTTCTTCTTGATCGGCCTGGTGTTTGTGCTGACTGCACCCGCACAAGAGCGGCAAATCCTCGTGACGATGACCTGCTCTGAGCCAGTGATCCCCTATGCCAGCTCTGCAATGGTGATCTACCTGAACCCGCTTGACAACGCGCAGGTCAAGCAGAAAATCTATCCGATAGTTCTCAAGAGCATTGGCCTAGTTCCCAACGCAACAGGGGTTCGCCTGCGAACCGATGGCAGCCCGTACAATATCTATGGCTACACCATGTGGGATGGAATGATCCCCGAACTCTATCTCAACTCATGGAAAACGGCGCGGCTTATCGCTTACTGGAATTGCTTTACGGACCTAGCGGGGAATGTCTCTGAAAAAAACATAGTGACGAACAGCTTTATCCTGGACGCAACGAGTCCAAAAGTTATTGAGCTGCTGGTGACGCGATGAACAAGAAGCCACGAGGAACGTTGAGTCGAGAGGATGCGGAGCACATGATGCGAGAGTGCTTCGAGATAATAGAAGGGTTGGGTTATCAGTACCCTTTTTTGTATGATCGAATACGTTTTAAGTTAAGTAGAGTTAGAACGCAAGCGCGGTCCCGTGAGTATAATCGAGGGAAAAGGGAGAAACCCATTGTTTTACATGACAAAATGGTTGGCTGAAAATTTGGTAGATGCTTACATCGAAGAGATCAATGAAATTCTGAGCAGATATCCTGAATTGATTGGATTATTCGAGCAACTTGGAGGTTCCTATTATGATGGACAATGCTGAACGCAGAATGGGATATACTGAGATAAAGATTGAGCTAGCTGAAATTAAAGGGAAACTCGAAACCATTATTGCGCAGAACGCCGATGGACATTCTAGGATTGAGGAGCGTCATGAGAACCTGCAAAAGCAGACGGACAAAAACACCAAGCAGATTGAGGGGAACGGAGAACTTGGCCTTAACCGAGAAGTGCAGAGGCTCAATTCGACTGTCCAGGGGTTGGCAAAACAAATGCGAAGTTTCAAGCATTTTGCAATGGCGATATTTATTCCCGTGATTGTGGCGGCGATTCTGTGGGCAGCGAAAACCGGATTGGATATTCTTATTAGAAGCTTATAGGAGGACATCCATGAAACGATTCACAGGAATTTTGTTGGTGTTTATCTGCATAGGATGTGCTATAACTCGCCCGATCACGCCGGAGAAATCCTGGCAGATTGCAGCGGATACCTACCTGTCCACGATGAGGCTTATGGTGGAATATCGTGCGGATGGATTGATTGACGACGATGACTATGCGGCTATTGAAAAAGTGAGGATCACTACACGCATGGCATTGAATCTATTAGGTGCTGCGGCCAGCTTGAATAATGCGACATTATCCAACCAAGCTCGAATTGATTTTGCTTCAGCGATTGATGATCTTATCAAAACTTTGGAAGCGGCCAGGAAGGAGAAAATAAATGGACCCGGCAACCGCTAGTCTGATTATCGCAGGGATGAAAGCATTAATGGAGGTCTCGCTCTTCTGGTTTCCCCGAATCCGTGAGGCAATTAATAATGATGAATCGCTCACACAAGAGCAGAAAAATGCAATCAACAAGGACCTCGACAACATTGATAATAAGTGGGCCAACTTGAAGCCTGGAGATTAGCATCATGTCAATCAAGTCAACCGATGACACCCTGATCAGTCGTCAGCTATTCCGAATTCAAAATGAGATCGAAGTCCTCCGAACAAACAGCCGCGTGATTGATAAGGCTCTGGAAGAGCATCGGGGCCTGACTCGCAACGAGATTCTGACCATGCTCAACCCGGCGCGGTATATCCATATCAGTCTGGCGATGCACGACAACCGATTGAAAAACGAAGAGAACAAGGAAGGAAGAGTCTAATGGAAACAGGCATTGACTTAACAAGTATTGGAGGAATTGCAGCGTTTACTTGGGTTTTCGTGGCTATCCTGGGCAGGCTCAAAGGCGCGCATCTGCTCAACCGGATCGGAGAATTGGTTCAGGCGAATCAAGAATTGACTGCGCTGATTGTCGCGGTTGGGCTGGCTCTGATTATTAAGGGGACAAATTCCGGGTTCCCGGACTCAACGTGGATTCAGGTTGCAATCCAGGCAGTGACAGCGGCCATTGTCACAGGGTTCGCGCACGACAAAATTGTAAAGCCAGGCGAAAAAGCGGCCAATAAAATCATGGGGAAAGAATGAAACTCTCAGAGCTGAAACTCAATCCGGCAAATCCGCGATTCATTCGGGACAATGAATTTGCGAAGCTGAAAAAGTCTATTCAGCATTTCCCGCAAATGCTGCGGCTGCGGCCTATCGTCGTAGACGAGAATCAAGTCATCATTGGGGGAATGATGCGCTATCGCGCATTGCGCGACCTGGGGCACGAAGAGGTCCCGGACGAGTGGATCAAGCAGGAATGCGATTTTACCGAGGAACAGAAGCGGTACGATAGGTGTCTACTCCGAGACCTCCGGCCACTCGCGGCATATCAAATTCCAGTACGCCGCGTTGGGCTGGCAGCGGTTGCTCTCCCATCGCTGCCACTGAACCACCGTGGTTCCGATTGCTGTCGCCATCGCGCGCTGCGTGGACTGGCAGCGCTGGCGCAGTTGCTTCAGTCGTTCGCCGCGTGTCATTGGTTTTCTCCTGTTTTTATTATCCCCGGAGGAAGTGCTCTTAGGCAATGAATCCCCAATGCCTAAGCTTCCGCGCTTGAATCTGCGCGGTCTCCCGCTGAGATATCCCACAGAAGGAACACCGTATTCCAGTGTGGGAATAATGGTCGTTGGCGCAATGCCAACGACCTGCCCTGTTTTCCTCTCCCCGATAATTATCAGGGAGAGAATCCGCTTTATCTATCAAAGATCGAAAAACTTCTTCCATTGTTTCTACCTCCCTATTCATTTTCTCCCCGAAGGGACTTCTGCAATCCCGCCGCCCCGGAGTCGGACCGGGGCGGCGGCGATCTGGCGGGGGACTAATTGATTTTCCGAGCGGGGGCAACAACCCCGCCACGCCCAGGGCGACTAAATGCCGCATATTTCCGATCCGCGATTGCCCGGGCAATCGCATCGGCATCCGCCCGGGATACTATTTCGGATTCAATCGAAAATCCGCCCGGCTCGCTCCCCGCAAAATTGCGGAATTCATATTCCGTGCCGGGGATGATTTCCTGGGAAAATGGGAATTGCAGCAATAATGCTGCCCGGAAATCTGTTCGCCGATTAATCCGTATTTGATCTCTCATTGTTTTTCTCCTCGTCAGTTCGTTTTTCTCCCCGGAGGGAGTTATTCCCGCCACCAATCCAGATTATCCTCAAGCCCGGCGGCAGCGCGTTTCCGCCTCGCCGCGAGATAGATGCCCTCCGCCTCGCCACTCATCTGATTCTGATTGATTTGTGGAAAAACTTTCCGGAGAATCGCGCCCGGGATGCGCCCGTTTTTCGCCTCAAGACGGCGAAGATTTTTATCTGCTGCCATGAATTCTGCGGCTGCGGCGGGATCCATCCCGCTAATCTGATTGATTATTTTTTCGATTTCTGGATTCATTTTCTTACCTCCTCGTTTTTTGATCTAACCACAATGTAGTATACATTAGTATACTACATTGTCTATTTTTTTTTATTCATTTCTTTGCCTACCCATCGTAAGTTGTTGATAATACTATAGATATGTCCGTACGATTTTTCCGTACTCTTCCCGATTTCCAGACACGTTTTTCGATAATATCATATAACCAATTGATATTATTAGAGATACAAAACAGGGTAAATCTGTATCCCAGAATCCACCTGGGAAGAATACCTGAAAACAAATATACCTAGTTTGTGGGTTTTTGTGCCGATAGAAAAATGACGATAAAAAAATCTTGATAATCCAGGAATCCGATATACTCTATCCCTCATTAGGAGTGAATAAAAATGACCAGAGACGAGTTTAACGAGATGATGGATTCTGCGCTTGCCGCGCGAGGCTGGACGATCCGGGACTTGGCGAATGCCATCGGGCGCACCGACGCGACCATCTACACATTCCGGCGCGCGGAGACCAATAACTACGGCCTCGCGGTGGATATCTGCGAGGCGCTAGCTATGCCAGATAGCTGCGCGGCGGCTACCTATCAGTGGCTGCGGAACCAATGGGCAGAATGGGCCGAACCTGAACCGGCGAAACCGGAGGCATAATCCACGGCGGCGCGTGACCGGAAATACCCTCCCCAGGTCCGCGAACATCGCAGCGCGCCGCCCATTTTTTGCGAGGGAAAAATCATGCGTAGAAGGCCCGTAGAGCCCCGATCCCTGTTTGCCGACCTGGGAGTCAACCAGCCTGGGATCGTGCAGCCACGGGCAGCGCAGGCTGATTCTCCAACTATTCCTGAATCATTCTATCGGCTCCGCCTGGCCCTACGGCGGGACCCGGACCATCAGGCCGCTTCGGAGCAACTCAAAAAACGCTGCAGGGAATTCCGGGAGGATGAAAATGCAAACAGCTAAGTGTCCCCGATGCAAAAAGTTACCGGAATATTCCCAGCCCACGAGTGATGTATATGAGCTGTGCTGCAACCATACTTTTGTCCAGGGAGAGTCCCCGGCTGAAGTGGTGGCCCGCTGGAACCGAAGCGTAGTTGCCCAACTTGCGCGAATGCGGGGGCGCGGACTGAACGGAAAATATCAGAAGAAGGAGAAGAATAATGAAGCGTAAAAAATACGGTGACCTGGTATCCATGACAGTGCGAGTGCAGAAAGATTTATTTGTTGAAATCAAAATCGCATCTTTTCGTGCCGAGCAAACACTAGCCGACTGGTTGACATCTGCTGCGCTTGCGAAATTGAAATTGGAATGCGAGAAGACAAAATGATTGAAATCATCTTCGGCATCTGGATTGCGCTATTGGTTATTGCCAGTGCAGCCTATAGTCTACTGCGGAGGGGGTGAATAGCAATGGATATTAAGAATGCTGTTATAGAGTCAGCAACCATAACCAACGACGATTATGGGCTTTTATCCGCTTGGGTATTTTTGGATTATGGAGGATTTCATCAAGGGTTCGGGGGATATGCTCTTTATCTGCCAAAGTTATTTACTTACCACAAAATCGAAAGCGTTGCTGGACATTTTATTTGGCGCGTGATGGAAGTGGCAGGTGTATCTCGTTGGGAGGATTTGAAGGGCAAGACAATCCGAGTGAAAGCAGATCATTCGGGCGTACAATCTATTGGACACATTGTGAAAGAAGATTGGTTCTGTCCTAAAGATGATTTTGAAGGGGGTGAATCGAATGCGATTGAAAAATCCGGTATGGCCTGATGATGAAAGAATAATCCGAATGCTGACGACTTATGATAAGCGGTTGGGGCAACGGATAGAGCGGATGGTGGACAGGCACTTCAACCCAACGCCTAAACAAAATCATTTGCTCGACTGGATGTTTATCTTTTGTGGTGCGCTTACCCTGGGGGCGCTCCTGTGGATCACGTGGAAACTGATATGTTAAATGAAACTTGCAAACATAAGTGGAGCTTGACTTAGCTGAGAATACTGTTCATCCTAATTTGGATTGCATGGAGGTTAATTTTATGATTTTTATTCTAAGAGACTACGTGCGCGACACGATCAATGCAAAATTGGATCAGTGCTATCGAGACTTCCCAGACGCGGCCATTGATCGGGAAATCCATTTCAACCAGCTTTTGCGTTATGTGGATGAACACGGAACACTGCCGGAATTCACGATGAAAAGGACTGAAAAAAATGGACCTGGCGATACGCAACAAAATCAAGATGCTGGCAGAACGATTCCAGTGCGAACCGAGTGATATTCCCCTGCGATGGATGCAGGCATGCGGATTGGATTTGCAGGAAGCGCTGAACGAGATCAGAGAAATGATCGAGGAAGAAAAAAGTGCGGATCATTGAATCGAATTATTCAGAGGGTTGCGAGTGCACGGGAGATGGAGAGCCAATAATCTCATTGAGTCGAATGGAGTTGGCCGATATCCGACTCAGAGATAGCCTGGCAGAGCAAAGGTTCCAGCGTCGAGAAGCCGAGCATCTGAACAGAAAATACTAATGCGATCATCTGTTGCGATGGCATGAGATAGGGGCAATTAATTACGAACCGTAAAAAGGAGAAAAAACGATGACTTGGAAAGTGGGCGAAGAAAAATCACTCATCCCTGGTGGAGTCTACCCCGCAATCTGTTATGGGGTCTACGAAATTGGAGAACAGTATAGTCCAGGGGGTGTTTTTAATGGAAAGAGTATTCATGCGGGTTGGCGCAAGCAGGTTGTGCTTACGTGGGAAATCCCTTCGGAGCGAATTGATGTTGAGCGCGATGGTCAGACGGTAAACTTACCTCGCGCTATATCGAAATTTTACACACAATCACTTAATCCAAATGCTCATCTCCGCAAAGACCTAGAAGCTTGGCGTGGAAAACCATTTGATATCAATGCGGAAAAAGAATTCGACCGCTGGAGTGTAATTCACTGGAAAACGCAAGGCGGCATGGCTAACTTTGCGAAGGGCAATCAACAAGGGAAACTTAATAAACATCAGGAGCGGCTGTGGTGTTCGCCAAGTTGCGAGAAGGGATCAAAACTATTTTAATGATCTCATATTACTGGAATATCCAAAGATGAAACATATCATCTCGCTAGGTGCAGGGGTTCAAAGCTCAACAATGTCGCTAATGGCTGCTTGCGGAGAGATTACACCTATGCCAGATGCCGCTGTTTTTGCGGATACCCGCGCAGAGCCACCGGATGTTTATGAATGGCTGATCTGGCTGAAACGACAATTGCCATTTCCGGTTCATATCGTTAGCGCCGGAGATTTGGAAAAAGAAGCGACCACAGTAAGAAAATCTGCAAAAGGGAATTTCTATATTGAATCTCATATTCCCGCTTTCACTTTGGATGGAAGTGGTAAAAAAGGAATGACTCCAAGGCAATGTACTTATAATTTCAAAGTTACACCTATTCGTAGGAAAATACGAGAAATGCTATCAATTAAGCATGGAGAGAAATCTGTTATCGTTTTGGAATGGATTGGAATCTCATCCGATGAGATCACGCGGATGAAAATATCTCAAGATTCGTGGTTTGAATTTCGATATCCGCTGATAGAGAAAAACATGAGCCGCCAAGATTGCCTCAAATGGATGGAGATAAAAGGATTCCCTCGGCCACCCCGCTCCGCCTGTTTCTTTTGCCCATTTCATTCGAATGCGGAATGGCGTAAAATCAAACAGAATTATCCAGAGCTATTTGAAAAAGCCGTCAATATGGAGAAAATTTACTCCAAGGCAAAAGAGATTTATGAGATTAAAGCCTTTTTTCATGCGTCACGAATTCCATTAGATCAAGTTGATTTACGAACAGATGTAGAAAAAGGGCAAGGAACTCTTTGGGAAATTGAATGTGAAGGAAGGTGTGGAGTTTAGGTGATAAACCAATGACCTCTTATCGCTGGAATTGGTTGATCGAAGAGTGGGAGCCAGTAGAACCGACTCACCCCTGTATTGCTGAGGCGGTTCAGGCGGCGCGAAAAAAGGGGCTTGACAACCCGGTTGACCTGTTAGATAGTGACGACGGTGCTAACAACGCCCAGGAGAAAATAGTCAATGAATCCTCTTGAAATAAAATGGCTCGCCCGGTGTCCGCTTCGGCGGGGCCGCTCCTTTTTCTCCCGGCTTGTTAGCACCGGGCGACCTTCGCCCTATCCCACAAATAGAGGCGCAAAATGACATACCAAGAACAACTAATTAATCCCCAATAGCAAAAGAAGCGACTTGAAATAATGGAGCGAGATCAATGGAAATGCCGCCGATGTGGTGATGGGGAAAACACACTTACTGTTCATCACGGATATTATTCTAAAGGGAAAAAATTATGGGATTATCCTAATGATACTCTTTTTACTTTATGTAAATATTGTCATGAAGAAATCCAAAACGAACTAGGATTTGTTCATTATCTACTTGCTTGTGAATGTGGATTATACCCTTTTAATTTTATAAATCCAAATCACCATATCAAATATTGCCAGGTCAATCATGAGAGATTACTCTAAAATATCATCTTCCTTCTGGACTGGAGAAACAGGTAAAAAACTACATGGTGATCTATCTACTCAAGTCATTGCTCTTTACTTAATGACAAGTCCACATGCAAATATGATTGGTGTTTATTACTGCCCTTTATTATTCATCGCACATGAAACAGGAAGCCCCATTGAAGGGGCTTCTAAGGCCCTTCAAAGACTCTCCGAAGAAGCATTTTGTTCTTACGATTCTACATTAGAAATCGTATGGGTGCACGAAATGGCTAAATATCAAATCGGGGATAAATTAAAGGAATCAGATAAAAGAGTAAAGAATATCCAAAAGCAATATAATGATATTCCAAACTGCCCAATAAAACTCAACTTCTATAATAGATATTCAGATTGTTTCTATATAAAAAATAATAAGCCCCTCCGAAGCCCCTCCGAAGCCCCTCCGAAGCCAGGAGCAGGAGCAGGAGCAGGAGCAGGAGCAGGAGCAGGAGCAGAAGTAGAAGCCCCTCCATCATCAACACAATTAATCCAAGACAAATCCCAAAACTCATTAAGAGATTCTTCTCTTGAGAAAAAGAAAAATGCGCCGCCAGATTTAATTAGCTCATCTGTAAAAACTTTATCTTGGGATCGGGAAACGAAACATGGTTGGGTGAATATGAAGGGCGAGAATTTCGATAGAATTAAAGATGCCTTCCCTCATTTAACGCGAGACCTGATTCGTAATGAACTCCGGTCTATTCATTTATGGCTTCTAGGAAATCCCCCCAACTCGGGTTACACCAACTGGTTTGGGTTAATTGCCAAGTGCCTGAATAAAATTCCAGCTGACAAGATTGAGGAATTTCAAAGGAATGAGAGCGTCGATCAACCGCCACGTGAGAAGACGCCGGAGGAGTATGCAGCTCTTCGCGCAGAGGGTTGGTATGATTCGCGCGACCCGTGGGTCCAGGCGGACATGAAGCGGATGGTTGAAGAACGGGCCGCAGCGGATATCATCACGGCGGAGCGAATGAAAAAAGAGAAGGAAGAAAAGGCCGCGAAGAAGCTGGCTGATAAAGCACGGTGGGAGGCGTCGCTTGTTAAATTCCAGGCACTGGTTGAGGAGGATAAAAAAGAGAGGCTTGCAAAAGAAGAGAATAAGCAGGGAGAGGTTGAGGAGAAATGACCGAACGAATATTTCCTCATAACCCAGATGTTGAGCGGGCCATTATTGCGGCAATGGTGATGGATGCTGAAGCATTGCAGGTTGGACTGCATCGGCTTAGCGCGATGGACTTTTATTCACCGTCCCACCAGAAAATATTCGAGGCCATTCAATTACTTGAGACAGAGGGGTCAGTGGTTGATTTGACGTTGTTGTCTGAACGATTGAGGATGAATGGGGTTTTGGAGCAGGTGGGAGGTGTGCCCTCTCTCGCGGGAATACTCCAATCGGCAGCGACTTCTGCGAATATCGAATATCACATTGGCATACTCAAAGAAAAATCGGGTTACCAGGAAATCATTCGGCAGGGGACGCGCGCTGTGGATCGAGCGTTTGCGGAAGAGGATAAGCCCTCAGAGATATTCCGGGCGCTCTCTGATTCGCTTATTAACGTTTCGCTGAATGGCCAGGCAGAGCAGATGAAACCCATTGGGGATTATCTGGGTGCGGTGCTGGAAGAGATTGAATTAGGCCGCAAGTCGAAAACGTTTCTCTATGGGGTTGAGTCCGGGATCGTTCCGTTGGATTATTACATTGGGGGATTTCCTGCGGGGGACCTGTCGATTATCGCGGCGCGGACGGGGATTGGAAAAACGGTTCTTGCGAATCAGATCGCAGAGAACATGACCCGTGTGGGCAAGCGCGTTTGCTTTTTCCCGCTGGAGATGAACCGAAAGCGGATGATGATGCGACTGCTGACGCAAGCGTCGGGTATTTCAACGTCTCATCGGGGATTGAAGTACATGACTGATGAGGACTATCAGAGGATCGTTGCGGCGGCGAATAATATTTCTGATTTCCCATTGTTCTATTACGATGGGACGATCACTCTGTCTGGCCTATTGTCGTACGTGAAGCTCATGCACAAGCGATTCCCGATTGACGCGGTTATCGTAGACTACTTGCAACTTGTGGGAGTGCCGGTTTCTCAGAGGACCAGGGAGAATGATGTTTCTAATATTTCGCGGGGGCTGAAAAATTTATCGCGCGAAATGGATATCCCGGTGATTGCGCTTTCTCAATTTTCGCGACGGGCGGATGATGATCGAGAACCGCGAATGTCAGACCTCCGAGAGAGTGGCGCGATTGAGCAGGACGCTGGGTTGATTGTTTTTATTCATCGGAAGGCGCAGAAAAAAAACGAGGAGGGGGACTCAGTCCTTGAGGACGAAACGAAAATCAGTGTGGTGAAATACCGGCACGGTTCAACGGGATCATTCCGAGCGAAATTCAACAAGACCTATCTGCGCTTTGATCCAGTGGATGACTGGCACAAAGAAGCGCCGCCGGATTATCAGGATAAAGTCGGAGTGCAGGATGATCTCCCATTCTAGGAGTGATGATGATGTATCGCATGGTTCGGAATAAATCGGGGGAATTAAAAAGGCGCTGGTTTTTGCGCTTTGACGTACATACAAAGATGCGCTGCTCCTGTGGTTTGCAAATTGGCAAGCCGTGGTACTGGTCCTGGCCGATTGATGAGGGCCGGATTGATTTATGTAAATCCTGCTTCGGGAAATTGAAACAGGTAGAATGAAAAGGAGAAAATTCATGTTTGATTTCGACGCGTATTGCGAGAAGTATTTCTTGAGGAACGACATTCGACTCGTGCTGGACGGACGGCGCGTGGGCACAGATGGCCATATCGCGATTCGGTTAAATGATGTAGTCGAGAACGAGGCCAGCCCACACCGATTAGCGGGAAGAGTTGCGGAGATATTCGCGGATGCTGAGCGGTTGGGAACGGGGGAATGGAAAGAATTGGAATGGGGTAAACCTGAAATGATTGCTTGCCCCTCATGCGAGGGGACGGGTTATTTGGATGAGTACATCCCCTGTCCGCATTGTAAGGGACAGGGGCACTTCGATTGTCCTTGCGATGACCCCGATTGTCGGGCAGAGTATGAATGCCACCGCTGTGATGGGAATAAAGAAATCAAGCATCTTGGAACTCTGCTTTGTCCGATTTGCTTAGGTGGGAAAACAAGTCCAGTTGATCGTCGGTTAGAGAATATCACGATTGCCGGGCCATATCTTGTGCGCCTATTTGCGCTGCCTGGGCCGATTGAATACCAGCCACCAAAATCCCCGTATATAAAAACTCTTTACTTTCGATTCTCCGGGGGTGATGGAGTGCTGAGAGGATTGGATTACTAAAGGAGAGAGCATCATGGATGAACGAGAAGCATCAAAACGGGATTGGAACTGCGATGATTCAAGCGCTGTTATGCAAAGTGAAATTGATGGGGGTTCGCTTCAGCGGATTGCAGATGCGGTAGAAGCGATGGCTCAGTATCATGTTCATCTTATCCGGGACTTGGAAGAGTACAAGGGAAAATACAGGGTAGAACAAGCGCGCTGCGTTAGATTATTGAGATCAAACGCGGGCCTGCGAGGCGTGATAACAAAGATGAAGGGGGAGAGGGAGAAATAATGCGCGTTAGGTTTGGACGGGGCAAAACAGAATATGGATCAGGTGTCTCAATTACACTAACTGGAGATGAGGTCGCTAGAGCAATCATCACCTATTTGGTAGCGCGTGATGTGACTGTTTTTGGTCCACGTACGGTTCGTGTGAATGGAGAGCTTTGTAAAAAGGGCCATGTCTACGTTGATCCATCGGGATCAGTTATTGCGCATGGGAGACATTTCTCAGGAGATGGGAATTATGATTGACTTCACAGAAAAACCGATATGCCCGAAGTGCAGAAACCAAAACTTCTACTGGCGGATGGTTTATGAGATTGATCCGAAGCCCACATCTTATGAGGGGGATTATCTTTCCCTTCAGTGCCTTCGGTGTGGCCATGTTTTGAAAATGAAGCCCGCCGATGTGGAGAATGAAGCGAATGAACCTACAGACATTTCTTGAGCGGATGGAAGGCCGTAAGAGTACTATCTACTACGTGGATGGAGTCCCACACATCGGCATTGGGCACAATATCAATGAGCCGATTAGCGAGCGTTCCATTGATGAAATTTATCTGGATGATGTGAAGCGGGTTTATGATGATCTTTCGCATGTATTTTCTCGCGGCTGGTACTGGGCTATTGGAATTAATCGAGAGAACGCACTGGTTTCAATTATGTTCACTCTGGGGCTTCCGCGATTTATGGGCTTTGAGAAAATGATCGATGCAATCAAAGCCCACGACTGGCCATTGGCGGCAAAGGAATTGCTTGACTCAGATCGAGGACGAGAATTGCCGGAGCGCAGTGCGGTGGAGGCGTACATGCTGGAGCATAATGCGATGCCGGAAGGATGGGAGGAGTAATAATGGAAAAATATCTTTGGCATGTTTGGTTCCGTGATTGCGATGGACATCTTCGGAAGGTGATGTTTATTTGCGAACAAGAGGAGATGGGCGCGGCTTTAATCGCATTTCAATCTGATATGCCTGCGGGGTGGCCGAATACGGCGCATTGCTATCAGGTTATTAGGATGCAGTATCTTTTTGCGGTGCATGTGCACCAGGAATGTAATCGAAAAGAGGTCTTAAACTAGATGCAGATCATCACAAATCAGCTCAGAAATAAATATGCTCGTCGCGGGGATTTTACCCCGGCGGGTTCGCGGGATGTCCGTGACCTGTGTGATTGCGTGGATCGGCTGATCCGGGTGATTGAAATGGTTAGCTTGCGGTTTCATGGAGAGGATAAATTCCTGGCAGAAATTCGGAAATCAGTCTTTCTGGCCCTGGAAAGGGATTCGGAGGGTTAATGAGAATTTCTACAAACCTCGTTTTTGCCACGATACAGTTCCAAGGCTCAACGTTTGAGCCTCTCGGTGGGGGTAAGCTAGGGGTTCGCGAAATTGAAACGCTTCAATGGGGTAAAATAGCACTATGAAAACGAGAGAATCCGGGATGTATACTCCGATTCTGGAGTATCTCAGACTTCGGGGCGTCCGGGCCTGGCGAAATAATACCGGCGCGGTAGAGCGAGAGTACAAAGGCAAAAAGCGATTCATCCGGTTCGGCTATCCGGGTATGAGTGACATTGTTGGGATACTCCCGGGTGGCCGATTCTTGGCGATTGAGGTCAAGCGGGAGGGAGAGAAGCCAACTCCTAAACAACAGGTATTTCTCGCAATGGTGAACGGCGCTGGTGGACTGGGATTCGTGGCGCATGAAGTTTCCGATGTGATTTTTGTGCTGGAGAAAATGTTCAGGGCGGTTTAATAAAATGAAAAAGGAGAAAGATCATGAGTAAAACACCAATACCGGATCTGGCAAGCGAGGGAAATTATCCGGGTCACCGTAAACATCATCCCCAATGTCAAAGAGCCGGTTTCGGTTTTTGTCTCGCTGGTGGATGACCGCACTGAGCCGGGTGGCGGGTATCGCAGAATGACCGATGTTCTCTCCGATGAGAAACTGACAGCGCGGTTATTGGATCAGGCATTAACAGAGTTAAAAGCGTTGCAGCGCAAATACAAAATGATCCAGGCATTGATCCCCGTATTCCGGCAAGCCGAAAAGCTGCGATTGCAAATTGAGAAGCAGAAACAAAAGTCAAAGCATTGGCCGATTATTCCGAAGCGCGGTCCGGACTTATCGGCAACGACTTGAAGTATCTGACAAGGTGTGGCTTGATGTGGTACGGGAAGATGCGGTCTGGCGGGGTTTGGTATGGCGACGCAGGTAGGTGGTATCTGACATGGCCCGGCGAGTAAGGCGAGGCGAGGTCCGGCGGGGTAATGATACTTCGCGTAAAGGAAGGAGGAAAGTCGAATGACGAAGAAAAATAGCAATGTGCCACCACCTGATATCAGCAAGAAGCCGCCTGCTCCAGTGGGGCCACCATCCCCGTACAGAATAATAGATTGTACATTTCCCTGTGAGTATGGCAGAATTCAAATCAGGATCGATAATGATGGGGCAACGATTGATCTATTCCCCAATGAGGGAAAGACAACGCTTCCACATCAAGAGAAGAGAACGTATCTCTAATGCCGTACATGCGAACCCATAAAGCTTGTATCACTCACGGATGCTCTGGAACTGCCATTCGAGGATTTTACTGCGATGAGTGCTATTCGATTCAATCTGCAATGAAGGCTCAATCTGAATTGCGCAGGCCCAAACAATTGTATCGGAAAACAGCAGAGCGAGGATATGATGCGCGTTGGCAACGATACTCAAAGAGATACCTGGTACTAAATCCATATTGTTGCAAGTGTGGGGATCGATCAACCAAAACAGATCATATTATTCCGCACAAGGGACCTGGAGACCCCAACTTTTGGAATCCACTCAATCATCAACCGATGTGCGCGAGGTGTCACGGGCGCAAGAGTGGGCGAGAAGGGGGTAGGGGGGTGAAATCCTTTAGGGATAAACCCTGAC